CACTGGCAGATGGGCACGGTTTTTGCATGGTCTCCCATACAGGCTTCACCGAAAACCAGCTCTATCACACCCTCACTCTCCCTTTCGGGCCTTACCAGATTGTTAACCGATCCCCACCGGTTCTGGCCGCTTAGTGTGCTAAGAGTCAAACAACTATACAAACAACAACAACAACAAAATAATAAATTTATTTAATTCTACATGTATTTAACCATGGAGCCAATGGCCCCAATGGCACCTCCAGTAAAGTACCCTGTAACCGCATTCTTGGTGATGTTGAGCGCCTTCTTGCCCAATGACCACCACCAATCCTTGTCTCTACTGTTGAGGTATTTTATTACACAATCCTTATCACAGTCGGATTCCTTCACAGAAGTGCTATCCAATGCGACCCCTAAATTGGTTTTGGGGCTCCACTCAACAATAGCGGTTTCACGTATCTGAACACCACTAGCTGCTGGGAACCCAACACCAACAACAATCAGCACATTCCTATCTGAATCATCATCAGTAACACCCTGTGGACAGTATCTGTCATCAAAGCTGCCAGGAACCCACTTGATATCAAGGGGTGCCATCAGCGCTTGAGCTGCAGACACTGACTCAGTAGTGTACTGGATCAGCTGATCGGCTGTTTTGACTGAACCATTTACCACAGCTGCAGCAGGCATAATTCCAAAATGAATTGTTCCTGTTGCGGTATTAGGAGCCGCATTAGGTCTAATTGAGGTGCAAAAAGCGGCGCACCTCTGTTTGGCGGCGTTGGTAGAAAAGAAGGAATCACCAGGAAAGTTGCCATTGCCAAAAGCGATAGTAATCGAGCCAGAAGAGGAGGCATTGCCTGTTTGATGGCCCAAAGCGTTACCGGGTTTGACTATGTAGATAAATGAAGTTTCGGAAACTGCTGTACCTAAGGTAGCGTTACGCACGAATCGATTCAAGTATCCACGGTCACCAGGGTAAACGGTGGGCTTCAGATCAGCACCACAAGGGTCATTCAACATCTGCGCATGTGCAACGGCAGCTGGATCTAACCCCCTAGGGATTGTTCCGCGCCTATGCAAACGTTGCGCAGGTCTTTTGCCCTTAACGGTCTGTTGTTTAGGTTGAGGCCTGATGGGGGCTCTATTCTTCGCCATGTCGTTTTATTAATCTAAAAGATATTGAATTCGAGAATCAGGTCTAGAAAAATTCGGTTGTTTTAATTTTAACTTGCTTTGGGGATCAAATGCCCGGTACTCAACTTCAAGAGCAACTTGCTCATCAGGGAGCAGTCCAAAAGCGTGGTAAATCGAAACCCGGGCAATCGTTTCGTCCACGGGATGCTTTCTATGGCCAGTAAGAGCACTGCGCCAACCCTCCTTGTTTTGGAGAAGTCGTTCAACGCGATCATGTCTAACCTGAAACCGTGCCATAGCATCATACATGTCACCTAACACTGGTACATCTCCATACAACGCACGTCCAGAATGGCTAGTAGCCACGAGTATTTCCTCAGTGGTACACCAATCTTTTGACGTGATGCAAATCCAATCATGCTTGATGGCTTTGTGGATGTTGCGGACCATCATCCACTCGTATTGGTTAAGCTGTATGGGTCTACACTGACAAAACTCGATATGTTCAAGGCGATATGCAGGGGGTTCGACCTCCATCTCGAACCCATATAACAAATGGTGAGCAGGCAAATCCACGAGTCTGTGGAGATCACAGGATTCAATGAAAATACCACAATCATCACCATCATTTATGAACCTCCACGGGCACTCAAGGCCCTGGAGATAATTTAGCGTGATGGTGCACATGAGAATCACATTCCCTAGTGCGGTGTTCATATCGCCGGATGCTCTACATCCATCCACAGTGTAGGTGACAGATCCATCAGTCATATCTGCAAATCCGCGCTGCTTGATTTGCCATTGCAAAATTTCAGCGAGCTGCGTGTCTTTGAAGATATCATTATACAAACCATGTTCGAACTCTAGCGCTTCAGGGCTGACATGTTGGTCAAACCGTGAAGCGTCAAGTCCTACAAACACTGGGTCTTTAAATTCGCCCCAGTATTCAACAATGGTTTCTGCTCTCTTAAACATGTTGTCACATTTGAGGACAACATGATGACCAAAGACTTTGTCGATGGCTTTATATATGAGTTTCTCTGCAGGACGCAAGTAACAACCTAAGACCACATTATACTCAGGTGAACGGGGCTGAATCAACCTAGGGCAAGGGTCAGCCTTGCTTGTACCGTTGTAAAGTTCTGCTTTTATGAAAGTTTTCAAATAACCGTCTGAACGACGAAGACCGCGCTCGGCCAATGTCGCTGCGGCAGCAGCATATCTGCGTTGCTTGCAACCTGTGTATGATTGGACAAACTCATCGTGAGTCCACACAGGCGGCAGCGCAGATAATGCTCTCCGAATACGGTTCCGTATTCCGCGTAGAGTGGAAAATGAAACAACGGGTCTCGGGCAAGGGACAAACCCATCCTTGCCTTTGACATAATACAAGCGCTCAGTAAGAGCCCGTAACACCACACTGACAGAATTATTATAAAAGAAAATGTTGTCCTGCACAACATCTCTATAATACCCAAACCCACGTCTCACTCTCATTAATCCACGGCGGGATGTGACCTTAATGTTGTTGTGGCTCAACCTTACGGAAGCCTCAACACCACTAATCACCGCGTGGCACCACTATGCAACATCAACCATGTCCCCCAACATTGAAAAGTGGGAGTCGGCTCTATATTCATAGTGGCTGCGCACAAAAGTCAACTTAACAGCTAGGGGCAGCACCTTGTGCCGCACACCCATAGTCATGTTGTCTGGAAGATGGCGCAGAATCCAGTCAGCTGCTATTTTCTCGTTGGCCTTCGAGTGGCCTGGGTATTTTAAACCCATGCGCGCCCTACGGCTGATTAAAACAGCACATCTGATATACTGTTTCCGCGCCACCAACTCCATCTCATCGCCCCCTAGATCATCCATGTCAAGGATGTCCAGGACTCTCTGAGTGCGCTTAGTGGCCTCGCGGTAAACCTGTCGCATTCTCTTTCTCTTACGATAAGAAAACGTGACGGCTTCCCACATGGATCCAAAGAGGAGGTCAACCGAATCAAACACTTCAGCCCACCATGCTTTGCATGCTGGCAGAACGATGGTGGTCAAAACCCTAATAATAGAGGCTTTGAACACCACGGGCACAACAACACAAAGAAGGCTCCAAATAACGTGTACAATGGTCCATCTATGTTCCCACAGGACCGCCCTAATCTCACGTTTCAATTCCCAACCCAACTGGGCGAGCAAGAGTGCGAAAATGGTCTCAAACATGGTCCGTTTCCGGGGTATCACACTTTGTTGGATGTTACACACACTCTGTCAAGTGTGCCAGATTAAAGTACCAATTTAATCTGGTTTCACTGGGTTTCACAACCCGCGTGCCAACCTTCAAAACCGTCGGGGGATACGACGATAGACTCACCCTACGCAGTGTGCGCGCAACTATGGGCCACGAACAAATGAATGTCCGTGAGTACGTGTGGGGACA